CGCATGATTTCGGGCTTCCGGAATGCTGAAGGCTCCATGATCGGTTTCACTAGCCGGGCTAAAGCAGAGGCGCTGAAGGTTCGCAATATTTATTCCAACCTGCAGCAGCAGTTGGCGGCTATGGGCCTGGCTGCCGGAATGGGAGCTACGATATGGCAGTCCGCGAAGCTCGACAAATCCCTCACTCAGATCGGGCAGACTGCCGGGGAATCGAGCAAGCAGGTTTCCAATCTCCGCTCCGAACTATTTCGCATGGGCCGGGATTCCGGCCAGGACGTCGATTCCCTCAAGGACGGCTTCAACTCGCTGGTGCAATCCGGTCTGAACATGCGTGAGTCCCTCGAGACAATCAAGGGAATCAATGTCGCTATGGCTGTGACCGGGGCCGATGCCCGAGTCCTGGCAGCCGGCTTGACGGTTGCTGCGACCGCTTTCGAGTTCGATTTGAAAAACCCGGGCCTGGCGCTCGAGCTGCTCGACAAGATGACAGCTGCCGGACGTCTAGGTAATGCCGAGCTGCAGAACCTCTCCGACATATTTGCAAGGGTCGGGGTCAACGCCAAATCGGCGGGAATGGATTTTAATTCGACCCTGGCTTTTATAGAAGCCTTATCCCTGGTCGAACGACAGCCGGAAAGGCTGGCCACGCTTGCCGACTCGACATTGAGGCTCTTCACGAACCTGCGGTATATGGCCGATGCTCAGAAGGGAACTGGAATCCAGTTCTTTAATGCAAAAGGCCAGCGCCGTGAGACGACTGAAATATTCCGGGACATCAAGGCCAAATACGATACATTCAAGACAGATAAAGAGCGTGCCCTGTTCATGTTCCGGCTACTCCCTCATGCGGACCTCGATACAATCAAAGGTCTCAGGACCCTGCTGAGCGGCGACTATCTTCAGAAGATAAAAGAGTTTGCCGAGATTATAAAAAACGCAGGCGGCACTTTAAACCGCGACATGAGCGAGGCCACTAAGAACCTTGTCGATCAGGCCGGTCGTTTAAAGAACACGATGAGGCAGGCAGCAGACGAATTCGCGAATCCCATTAAAGAGGTCCTGGCCGATCTCATCAAATGGGGGCTGGATAAAAAAGAAAATGGAGGTTTAGGGTTAACAGGTGGAGATATAGCAACAGGAGGCGCCGCGCTCGTTTTTGGAACTTATGCCGCTTCTAAATATGGAGGAAAATTATTTGAAAAGATATTCGGCAAAGGCGCGGGCGGTGCTTTGGGAGGGAAAGCGATCGATTTATTTAAGGGACAGGCGGGGCTTGTCGCCCAGATTACATATGCAAAGCAGATCCAGGCAATATCCGGCGTAACACCTGTTTATGTTGTCAATTGGCCTAATAGTGCCGGCATTAACGATGGTGGTGGTATAGATATAACAAAATCAACGGCTACGAGGGGTGCCGGGGCTCGTGCGTTTCTTACAAGATTCGGGGTTCCTGGGGCAATTATTGCAACCATGTTAGGAGCGACGGCTATGGCTGTAAATGCCAAAGGCGACAGCCAGGACCCATTTACGGATATAGCCGAGAAGGTGCTCAAAAAAGCGGAGATCAAAAACCAGATAGCCCTCAACATCAGGATAGATAAAGAGGGGCGCGTAATTTCAGATACTAGCGATTTTAATACAGAGGTCGAAGTCAGTCTCATGCGCGAGGCATTCTAGTGGCAAACGATATTGGCATAATTGAACTTGAACCTGGTTTGCCGATCCGGGTCGAGATGGAGACCATCGAAGACACCTTTGAGAAGGCCCTGGCCAAATACGATTACCCTTACGTGGATGGCGTCGATATTGAGGATATGGGCCAGAAAGCCCACGTAATGAAGCTGAGGACGTACTGGTACGACGATGTGGATCATCTCGGCTATGATGATCACATCCTGCTGATCAACAGTCTGGAGGGAAAAAATAAGCTCGATTTCACTCATCCAAAATATGGCCTGATGAAAGTCAGCGTCGAGTCCCTCTCAGTACGCCATGATGACAAATTGCGTAGTGCCGAAATAGACATGACCCTGATCGAGCAGATGCGCGGCGCGATACAGCCCTTGATGCTTCCCTCGATTAAATCGTCGGCCGAAGAAGCATACATAAAGGCCCAGCAGCAACAGGAACTGAAGCTTGCTGAAGACATAAAGAAGAAGATTCCCGGCGCAGACGCCGTCGTCCTCAGCAAAACATTTGATTCATCTCTGGGACTCCTCGCCCAGGCGCAGGAATATTCCACTAAAACCCGGGACTTCATCGGCCAGGTTGAGAAGTATATAGAATTGGGAGAGGGGCTGCTTAACCAGGTGGAGAACCCCGTCAATACGCTGCAGTTTGCTATCTCTTACAGTGAAAACCTTCCCGGCGTGATCTTGGGATCTCTTGCCGTCTTTGTAGAAAAAGTGGCGGTCACATTCGACAATCTCCGCGATTTTCCCTCCCGCTTTCTGGATAACGTGCAGGATGGACTTGACGATCTCCAGGATGCGTTCGATCAATTCAATTCAGACGACAATTCAGAAGCGGCAGTGAGCGCTCGTGAAGTCATGTCCGAGCACCTGCAGAATGTCGGCGCCCAGCGATACGCTCTTGAGGCGGCATATACATACAGCGCCGATGATGAAGCCGCAAAAGATGCAGACTCGGAAATCGAGGTAATGAATATCCGTGAACTGGAGACAAGTCTGGCGACTGCAAGAGATATGCTCCAGACCGCCATCGAAACCGCCCGGGAAATGGACAGCCTGAAAGAGATGGCTGAGGCACTCTTGGAACACGTGAACAAAGTGCGTCTCGATCGGGAAAAGATGGTCGGCGTCGAACTGGATAACCCGATGCCGTTGCACCTGGTCTGCCTGAAATACGGACTATCCCATAAAGATGCGGAGCGTCTGTTGAAGGTGAACAAAAAAGTGAGAAACCCAAATTTTACGTCCGGGGAGATCCTGGTCTATGCCAGATAGCGTAATCCTTCAGATTGGAAAACAGCAGATCTCGAATTTCATCAGCTATTCTATTAGTTCCGATCTGTATAGGCCCGCGGGTGCGTTCAGATTAGAGCTTTCCTCTCCTTCCACTAAGGTGGAGACTGGCCTGTTATGTGAATTATACATTAACGGATCCCGCGAGCTGACCGGCATTACTGAAAAAACAACAAAGAAGGTCGCCAAGGAAGGCGAAGCTCTCATAGTGGAAGGCCGCGATCTGATGGGCCTGGTTGTGGATTCATATTGCGAGAGCTTTGTGACTATTCAGGGGATGAAGTTAAAGGCGCTTGCCGAGAGGGTTCTGGCCACGGTGCCTTTCATAAACACGAAGAAGATCGATTATCAAAAAAATCTGGCGGGAAAGCTAAAAACCAACAGAAAGAATACTTCTGCCATTTCAATACTTGATGCCGCTCAGAACATCTCCCAAATCGAACCCGGGATGACTGTATTCCATGTCCTTAAAGAGTATTCCTTGAGCAGGGGCCTTTTGTTTTATTCACTGCCGGACGGCACATTCGTATTCGGCAGGCCGAAAATAGGCGGCGAGCCTTTATTTAAAATCCAGATCGCGAAGGATGGAAAAGGAAACAACGCGATCGAGGGCGAAAAGATAGAGGACATCTCTCGGAGATATTCAAAAGTCACAGTTATAGGCCAGCAGCAGGGAACTGAGAGCACCAAATCCGCTTCCGGGATCAACACCAAATACGTAGCCAGGGACAGCGAAATTCCTTTTTATAAGCCGTATGTAACCAGTAACAATAACGACAGCATCACTCCCCCCGTATATGCCAGAATGCTTCTGGAAAAGATGCGGCGGGCAGGGTTTCAGCTCAATTACCGGTTAGCCAGGCATTCCCAGGAGGGAAGAAACTGGACGATCAATGAGCTTTGTCAGGTGAAGGACGAGGCTCTAAATATCGACGGCACATATTTAGTTTACGGCAGGACCTTTGAATTAACCAAACAGGGCGGGCCCATAACAAAAGTACAGCTGGGACCCCCGGGACTGGTGGCGTGAATGAGGCTATTTCGCTTTATATTCGGCGTTAAAAGGGCTTTTGCGCTCAGGCACGAGTGTTACCCTGGCCGAAGCGGATTTGCGGCCGCTACGGACCTCCTCGGCGAATTTCTGGGCTTTAAAAGAGTCGGTCCGGATGAAGATTGTCTTTCTGCCCAAGTCGTAAATAATGACATCGCCGTTGATGGATACTACGCGGTTGCTCTCCAGGGTGATGCTGGCTACGCGGTCAGCTGGAACGTCCTGGAAATGGGGTGCGGACCTGTCTGGATTATCCCAGGACCAGGCCGGCTGGATCAGGCAGAAAAAAAAGATGCAGATTGTGAGAGTTCTCAATCGCATGTGAGGATTATACCATGATCCGGGGCATAGTCAACCAGGTCAAAGAAGGCTTAATAAAAATATTTTCGGCTAGCGGACGGACGGACGAGACGCTTGAGGAAAGAGAGTATTTCCAGCATTACGGGTTTACATCCAGGCCCCTGTCCGGAGCCGAGATCATTATCATCAATGAGGGAAATCATTTTATCGCGATCGCATCCGACGACCGCAATTACCGCATCGCGATCGAGGATGGCGAAGTCGCTCTTTATACGGATGAGGGAGACAAGATCCACCTGAAACGCGAGCGCAAAATAGAGATCACAAGCGGAGCCGAGGTCCAGGTCAACAGCCCGATTATCAACCTGGGCGGCGATCGGGATTCGATCAAATACCTGGTGGACGAGAGATTGATTAACTGGCTGGTGAACCACACGCACTCGACCGGGCCGGTGCCGGCGCAACCTCTGACCATAGCAGATGTCTGCACGACAATAACAAAGGCGGGATAAATGGATTTTGCCCTCGAGATAAATAACCAGACTGGCATGGCGGCAATGACCTTTGATAAGGCCGAGACCATAATGAACAACGTCTGGCTCTCGCTCACGGTTAAAAAGGGCTCCTTCTTTGCTGATACCGAATTCGTATCCCGCCTGCATCTGCTGCAGCGCTATAAAAATACCGATTCAACGGTGCGCCTCGCCGAGGACTATTGTAAAGAGGCCCTCCAGTGGTTGCTGGATTCGGGAAAAGCAAAAAAAGTTGAAGCGTTCGCCCAGCGCGATCGCACGCAGAACTTAAATAGGCTGAAGCTCCTGGTTGAAGTGACGCCCGTCAATGGGCCCGTCGTTTCCTTTGAAACATTCATCTCCGTCGTATAGGTGCAAAATGGAATTTCAAAAAAGTTTTGACGAGCTGTTCAGCGGGATCCTGCCGGATTTTCGAAACCAGTTCCCGGAAGCCGACCTTCACAGGGGAGCCTGATATTTATAAAATCAGCCTGCCTGGCCTCTGCCTTATGGGGCCTCTATAAATACCAGGACTGGATCTCGAAGCAGATCTTCCCCGGCACGGCCGCCGTCGACAAAATGGAGCATCACGCCTGGGTTCGAGGGATCACCAGGACAGCCGGAGAAACTGATGAGGAATACCTGGCCAGGCTCCTCGAGTATATCCGCCGTCCACCTGCAGGCGGGAATAAATACGATTACATAAAATGGGCGAAAGAAGTCGACTATGTCACATCAGCCTGGTGCGTGCCGCTTGGCCAGGGCCTCGGGACGGTCGACGTGATCATTACCGCCGACGAAGATTATACAGCCAGTGAGGTCCCGAGTTCTCATGCCCTGACAAACACTGTTTCCGACCTGGCAGAAAACAAACTCATCGACTCGGCAGCCCATTTCAGCGGGGTAGCGAGGCCGGGCGACATGGCCGTGAATAATACTCTGGAACTTGAAGCTGAAGTGACGGTAGTCGACAGCGATACCCAGCTGACATTAGCGGCGGATATCTTCACCGTTGCCGGCCAGACATACACGATCAAATCCCTTACTGTGCAGGTCAAAGAATACATAGACGACCTGCGACCTGTCACAGCAAAGCTGCTTCGCGTCTTGCCGCCCGCCGTTCTTTTGGGGGATGTGACTATGGCCGTGACCGGCGCCGGCGTTGACAAGGTTAAAATCAATACCGAGATCACCGCTTACATGAACAGCATGAAGCCCGGCCAGGCACTATACCGTGCCAGGCTCAGCTCGATCGCGATCAGTAATGGCGCGGATAACGCAGTAATAACGGCGCCTGCGGCCGACGTGGTGCCGACTGATTATGAGATGGTCCGCCCAGGGATTATTACGGTGTCATAGGCTTAATCATGAAACATGAAGATATCTTAAAATTATTGTTCCCGGTCTAGATAGAAGGCGTATTCGCTGATGATATTGTGATCGAGGGGAAGCAGTTCGACAGCGCACAGGAAAGCGCGGAGAATCTTCTTACGGAAATGTTCCCTGATGCGGCCGTCGATTCCATAACCGATTGGGAGAGGACCTGCGGGATCGTTCCAGATCCTGACTCGCCGCTTCAGTATCGTCGCACTGCAGTGTTAAAGAAACTCAGGGAGCTTGGCGGTGTATCGCGCCAGTACTTTATAGACCTGGCCGCCTCCTTCGGCTGGACCATCACGATTGATGAATTTCTTCCTTTCATGTGCGGTTGGAATCAAGCTGGGGAAAGGCTCTTCATTTCTGACGTTTACTGGTGCTGGCGTGTGAATGCTCCGGGCACGCCGATCTATGAATTTCGTTCCGGCCAATCATGCGCAGGGGAAAAATTAACCTGGTGGCCGGCAAATACGGCACTCGAAGCTTTAATAACGGAACTGAAGCCTGCCCACACAGCAGTGATATTTAGTTATGAAGTCCCCAGGGAAGCCGAGTGGGAAGAAGGGGTCGAGTGGGCGGAGTTGCCCGGATAAAATGATAATGAAATTAGGAGGATCCTATGAAAACTGTGTTCGTTGATGGCGACCCAAGTCTGGGCATTACAGGCACCATAGTAAACGCCGCTTTTTTGAATGCCGTGAATAATCACCGCCACTCCGGTCTGGATGAAGACGGAGCCGGGGCAAATGACTATGCGGTAGCCACGGGAGCCGGAGGAGACTACGTCATTGAGCTGTCGCCGGCGCTCACTGAGTTAATCCCCGGTATGCCGATCGCATTCAATGCAAACCACGAAAACCCTGGAGCGGCAACGCTCAAAATAGATGATCTGGCTGCTATTCCTATAAAGAACAGGGTATCCGCCGCCCTCTCTGCTGGCGATATTTTATCGGGGCAGATCGTTATAGTCGCCTATGATGGGACCAACTTTCAACTTATCGGTAATAGGCTCTCGGCGGCATCTCAGGCGGAGATGGAAGCGGCTACCGAAGCGGCTAAATATGTTGCCCCTTCCACGGCTAAGTATCATCCGGGAGTAGCAAAGGCATGGATTGACTTTACTGGAACGGGGACAGTCTCGATAAATTCCTCTTACAATGTATCCGGTTTGACGGACAACGGAACGGGGAACTACACGATTTCAATAGATAATGATTTTTCCTCTGAGAACTATATCGGTGCGGGAGTATGTTTTTATTCAGGTGCAGTTGTCATCTCTAATGCAGTTGATGCTTGGACGGCAGCATCTTGCATAATTAGGTGCAATGCCCTCAATTCGGATGCAATCGACCCCTCAAAGGTTCGTTTTGTAATGTTTGGCGATCAATAGGAGGAATATATGAAAAAAATAATATGGCAAAAGCCAGACGGGTCAATCTCTATTACAACCCCTTGCTCTCCCGTTAGAGATGGTGAATCCGAACAGGAATATATCGACAGGGTAGCTGCAAGATGCCAGCCGGAAGGCGCTATTCGAGTTGCCGATGTGCCTGTAGCAAGCATCCCTGTCGATCGTGATTTTAGAAATGCCTGGATTTGGAATGACGGGCAAATCGATCACGACTTAACAAAGGCATCTGAAATCCACCTCGCCCGAATCCGGACAGAAAGAAACAAAAAATTAGCCGAACTCGATGTTGAATTTCTGAAGGCACTCGAGTCAGGCGATCAGGTGAAAATCGATGCCATCAAGGCTCAAAAGCAGAGGTTGAGGGACCTTCCCCAGACGCTCGGCGCGCAGCTGGAGA